AGATTCGAAGGGTGCTCGGGCGCGACCGAAAAGCCGGTCACGAACCGGTGGTGCTCGACCTCGCTGGCGCGGATAGCGGCGTCGGCGGCTCGCCACAAATCGAGCCACAGGCGACCCTCAATCGGCGCCTTGAAGACCCCGCCGGGGCCGCCCATCTGGCTGTCGGTCGTGAACACAACACAGGTTGCCGCGTAGGGGTGGGGCGTGTCCAAGTGTTCGGCGTCAATCCCGTCGACAGCCCACAGGCTGTCTCGGATGCCAGCTCTGTCGCCCGCCGACTCCAGTGCCGCTAATTCCGTTTCGAGACCCATTTCTTACTCCAGCCCCAGATCGGCGAGGCGCCCGTTACCGAAATGTCAAGTAAGCGCGTGCCGCCCCGTAGTCAATACCGAAACGGTGCGCCCACCACACGTTCTTGCTAAGTCGCTGGCGCGCTGACTATTGTCGCGTGCGATCAACCGGCTAACACAAAGGAGAGCATCATGGCGGGGCCACTCGGCACACCATCCCAGGGCGGCACGAAAGCGCCGGAGCAGACCAGCGCGACGCAGGGCACGTCGGTCGGCAGCGGCTCGCGCCCAGGCGCAGCGAAGATGCCCATCGAGACCAGCGCCCCACCCGACGCGCACAAGATCAGGCCACCGCCGGACGGCTGGCTGAAGTAGCACCGAGTAGTCATCGTTGCATGGCTGGCAGCAAGCCGGGAGAGCGCAGAGGCGGTCGCGCTCCCGGCGTTCCGAACAAAAAAACCGCTGATGTCGCCGAGAAGCTTGCCGCGCTGGGCTGCGATCCGATTACCGGCATGGCGCGCATCGCGATGGACAACAAAAATCCCCTCGATATTCGCGCGCGGATGTATAGCGAACTGGCGCAGTACATCGCGCCCAAGCGCAAGGCGCTGGAGCACTCGGCGCAGGCGGGCTTGATCGAGGCGCTGCTGGCGCGGATCGACGACTGACGGAGTAGACTGAGGAGCTGACACCGATGTCCCTGCTGCTGATAATTGTCGTGCTGTTTCTGCTGTTCGGCGGAGGTGGCTTCTACGGCTACCGATCGGGGTATTTCGGCGGCGTCAGTCCGCTGGCGATTGTGCTGGTGGTGGTGGTGCTGCTGCTGGTGTTCGGCGGCATCGGCTACCGGGGCGGCTGGTGATGTCCCTGCTGCTCATCATTGTCGTGCTGCTGCTGCTGTTCGGCGGTGGCGGTTTCTACGGCTACCGCTCAGGCTGGTATGGTACGCCACCACCGCCGCCGCTGCCGCCCTATCCCGGCACCCAGACGCAGCCGCTGCCCGGCACCGCGCAGCCGCCGCCGTTGCCTGACAACCGCTACGGCGGCGAGGGCGGCATCAGTCCGGTCCTGGTGATCCTGCTCGTGCTGGTGCTGCTCGTGCTGCTGGGCGGTGGCTACGGGCTGTTTTATCACCGGGGAATGTACTGACCGACACCGACTTCGACCGCCCTGCATTATTCCGTTGCGTTACGTCACGGCATCCCGTTAATGTCTGGTTATCGGAACGGGGATGGCCCGCCGGAACGGAGAGACGAAGATGACCACCATCTACGCGATACACCAGCCAGACGCCGAGAAGCTTCAATCCGTCATCTCGGAGATGCGGACCATCGGCGCGCCAACGATCGAGGTAGTTGATTGTGGAGATTATTTCCAGGCTCTTGAGGGGTCGCACCGCCTTGCTGCCGCCGCCGAACTTGGACTTGAGCCGGTCCTGACGGTCCATGAGCAGGACGACATGATTGATATCACCCGGTTCGACTGGTATCAGTCAGATCCGCAAAACTGGGCGGAGACAGAATATACGGCGGGCGAGGTTGCGAGCGAGATTTTCTCACCGCATCAAGCCCGCTCTTATTCGTTTTGATCCGTGAGCAGCTTGATCCGTGAGCAGCATTGATGCCACTGGCGCGGCGCCCTCTAAGGCACCTCGTCAGCGCACTGGCGAATACGTCCTCGACGCATGGAACGATATCTGGCTGGTCCAGCAAACACGGCAGACCGATTATGATTTTGTCATCTATCTCGGCCGCCCACGGGAAATGACAGGCCCTATGGGCGCGGAAGTCATCATCACGCCGGACCTCGCTTCGCACTTCGAGCGATGCCGACGGAATCCGGGAAAGATGGGACTCCCGCTCGGAGAGACGGTGATCAAGCGTATTCGAGGGGTACTCGGCCACCACCGTTATCAGGACGCCGAAATTTGGTGGCTGGATCGGCTGACTGACCTTCGTGAGATGACGGGGGCTGATTTCTGTGCTCGCCACCGCGTATCGCTTAGCGCGGTGATACAGGCTCGCCAGCATTACGGACTGGCCCATCATCTGCGCGACAAACATTGGTGGAAAGAGCCAAAAATGCGCGATTTGCTTATGTCAAAAATGCCATCTGCGTGGATCGCCCAACAAGTGGGCTTGGCTGCTGTAACCGTGCGGAAATATCGCAGCGAGTTAGCAAGCGCAGGCGACAACGACACCATGCGGCCGGCTCTCTGAAAAAAGGCAGGACGATGACCCATAATTACGATTACGAAGACAGTATGCAGGCCATCGGCTGGGCATCCCGCTAATGCCCCCCGCCCTCGCCCTAACCCCAGCCGAACGCGCCACCCGCATCCGCGCACAGATCGCCGAGCGCCAAGCCCGCGCCAGGGAGCGCAGGTCGGAGCAGTCCGAGACGTGGCGCGCGGCACTGGAGCAGATCGCGGGCGCCGGGACGATCCGAGAGGCGCGGGCGATCGCGGCCGACGCGCTCCGGTCTGACACCCACGCCCGCGATCAACCGCCGCGCAGGACGAATGGGAGATGTTGAAGGCGTGGCACAGACACCGGACATACTGACGACCGACACCGACGCCGCGCTGGTCCGTCGCCTCCGGCGCCTGCGTGGCGACCTGCCGCTCTATGCCGCCGAGTGCCTGCGCATCCGCGACAAAGCCGGCGCGCTGGTGCCGCTCGAACTGAACGCCGCACAGCGCTTCCTCCACGCGCGGATGGAGGACCAAAAGCGGCGCACCGGCAAAGTGCGGTGCCTGATCGGCAAAGGGCGACAGACCGGCGGATCAACCTATGTCGGCGCGCGGTTCTATCACCGCACCTCGATGCGCCCGGGCGTCAAATGCTACATCCTGTGCCACGAGCAGGAGGCGTCCGACACGCTGTTCGACATGGTCGACTGTTTCCACGCCAACAACCCCCTGGCCCCGTCCACGGGCGCCTCCAACGCCAAGGAACTGATCTTCAATAAGCTGGGCAGCGGCTATTCCGTCGGCACCGCCGGCACCAAGGCGGCCGGGCGCAGCTCGACCAACCATCTGCTGCACTGGTCCGAGGTCGCCTACTCGCCGAACGCCGCAGGCCACTCCGCCGGGCTGGTGCAGACCGTGCCCGACCTGCCCGGCACCGAGATCGTCAAGGAGAGCACCGGCAACGGGCCCGAGGGCGAATTCTACGAGTCCTGGCAGGTCGCGGAAGCCGGGATGGGCGACTACGAGGCGCTGTTTCTGCCTTGGTGCTGGAGCGAGGATTACGCGCGCGACGTCGAGCCAGGTTTCCATCTCGACGAAGAAGAACGCCGCTACGCCGGCCTGCACAAGCTGTCGCTGGGACAAATGGCGTGGAGAAGGGCGAAGATTTCCGAACTGAAAAGCGAGATCCTGTTTCGGCGGGAATATCCAGCCACCGCGACCGAGATGTGGGCAGCGACTGGCCGACAATCCTACATCGACCCCGAAACCGTGCTGACCGCGCGCAAGCACAGTGCCGAGGGGCTCGGCCCGCTGGTGATCGGCGTCGACCCCGCGAGATTCGGGGATGACCGATTCAGCGTGGCATGGCGGCGCGGGCGAAAGGTCTGGAAGATCGAGAGCCGCATCCACATCGGCACGACTGAGGCTTTAGCTTGGCTGCGCGACATCATCGACCAGGACAAGCCGGCCAAGATGTTCCTCGACGCGGGCGGCGGCGGTGACCGGCTGTTCGACCTGCTGCACGCCTGGGGCAAGCCGTATTCCGACGTGGTCGTGCTGGTGAACTTTGGATCGGCACCGCAGACCGAGGTGCTGATCGCCGAGGACGGCACGCGCCGGGCCGGACCGAAAAACCGGCGCGCGGAGATGTGGATGCGGTTCAAGGAGTGGCTGGAGCAGACGGGCGGTGCCGACATCCCCGACAGCGACGCGCTCCAGGCGGACGCGATCGGGCCGGGCTATCACTACTCGACCACCGACCAGCGCCTCGTGCTGGAGAGCAAGGATCAGATGCGGGCGCGCGGCGTGCGAAGCCCGGACGAGGCCGATGCGGTGGTGCTGACGTTCGCCGAACCGGTGAAGGAACGACCGGCCGACCGACGGCCGCCGATGGTGCGCACGGTGCAGGCATCGGGCGAGGCGTCAACCGCGTGGCTGGGGGCGTAGTGACAAGTCAGTAGCTGTTCATTTCTGGCCTTTCCTGTCGGCACGGCACGCATCGACGCCGGCCCGAATTTCCGATCGACGCCAGCGCGGACATCGCTTCGAAACGTAATAAGCTGGTGGTACCACGCCAGCCTTGACGTCGCGCCAGAACGTGCTCAATCCCTGGCGCCGTTCGACCGCGGACTCCTCTGGTGTCAACAGCGGGTCATCGGGCACGTATTTGGGCTTGCGCCGAGCGGGTTTGTCATCGATCGGTGCAGGAGTATCGTCCTCGTCCATGTTGGGATCACTGCGTTCATTTGAACGCAGATACCTATGTTTAAGTTTTCAAATGTGCCAGATAGAATAATGCGGCCTTTAGCGACCGCTAACGCGCCATTTTCTCCCTACGGGAACTACCAAATCTACCGAACAGGACTCCGTCCCTGAATATTTTTGCTACCTTCAGCGCCCTGTTGGCTCGTTGGGACCACCGGGTTCAACGGACGTGGATCTGATTATGCGTCATTCTCCGTCGGATCGGTGTGGTGTAATTCGGGCTTTTTGCCACATGCCGTGCCCCATTTCTCCCGGCCGAAACTGTACGACGATATGAATCCCACTAACCGACCTGCTGCGAAACATCCCTGGCCGTTCCCGCGTCGGATGCAGGTGACGGACCATCGAACGGGCGTCTCGCAACGTTTGGAAATGGATCGGAACGGGATAACCACGGTGGTCGAGACATGGGACAAGGAACGCCGTTGCTGGATACCCGCCGTTGACTCGGGAATGTCCACACGCAGCGTAACGAAACGCCAAGGCACAGCCGACCGCACCGGCGGGGGGGTCAGGTTTCACGCGTTTCGGCAGTTCGGCGGCGTCCGCCCATAACCAAGGGCGCGGCGGCCAGCTTCGCGTATGCGACCTCGAACAACTTCTTCGTTTCGATCACGGCTTTCCCGTTCACGTGCCGCGTCGGGAGCGGCCAAGCCTCAAGAGTGCGAGGCGAGACTGGAAAGATGTGTTCAGATACAAGTCCAGCACCTTTGTGCCTGGCGACACGGGGTGGCTGCTTCGCCAAAACTTCTAGCAGCTCGGGCGGCAGTGTCTCAGTTCCAGAAAGCCGCGTTTCACAATCGGTCATATGGGTCAGTCCCGTTACGTTGCTCAACGCCACTCAATCTGCCGATGCATTTCCTTGTCGCTATTTGTCGTTTGTCGGAATTTGTCGGAATCTCTCGCCGGAGCATCCGAAGCCGCACCGACAACCTTAAATTGCGGAAATGGCGGGCAAATGCTACCGGATCAGGCCACGTAACGGCGCGATAGGTGCTCAACGATGCCAGCCGCCTACCTCAAAGCCCCGGCCGTCCAGCGTTTGGTTGCGGAACGCAAGCGTTCCCAAACCAGCGTTTGTTTGGCGCCAGCCAAGCTGGACAAACGCGAGGAAACGCGAGGCGTCGAGCCGCCGCCTGCGCCGCCAGACTCCTGCGACGCGGGCATTCCCTACGCCACCGCGATGCAGGCGAGCAGGATCGCGCGCACCCGCCCCGGGCGCAGCAACCGCCGCAAACCCGCCGTCTATCTCTGCGACAAGTGCGACAGCTACCACATCGGCGTCGGGTGGGTGATCGATCTGGACGGGGACAACTGATGCCGCAAGACCCCGCCCGCCCGCGCGACGACGGCCGCATCCGGATGCCCCCCGTCGATGGCGCGATGAACAAGATCAGCCCGCCGTTCAAGATGGACGACAAAGGAACGATGCTGGGCGCGCCGAAGGGCGAGAAGGCCAAAGACGAAAAACTGCTGGAGCGCGTGCGCAAGCGGATGGAGCGCGCCATCGCCGCTGAATCCGACAACCGCAAGGCCGGCATGGATGACCGCCAGTTCGTCGGCGGCAACCAGTGGCCGTCCGATATCGTCGCACAGCGCAACCTCGACAAGCGGCCCTGCCTCACGTTCAACAAATTCCCCACGCTGATCGCGCAGATCACCAACGCGCAGCGCCAGTCGCGGCCCTCGATCAA